AAGGTTGCGGCGCAGGATACGGATGACGACACTACTTTCAGCTATGTTTGCAGCCTTGATCTGGATGATGATCCGTTTGAAGATCCGTCCTGCTGGATCAAGGCCAACCCCCTGCTTGGCGTTACGATCACGCACGACTATTTGGCTTTGCAGGTCAAGCAGGCCAGGGACATCGCAGCCAAAGCAAACGGCATTAGGCGGCTGCATTTCTGCCAGTGGACTGACGCGGAGAGCGCATGGATTAGCCGTGCCATGTGGTCAACGGTAGAGGACGCAAGCCTAAACATTGATGACTTTGCGGGCGAAGTTTGCTATGCGGGGTTGGACCTTTCTGCCAAGACGGACTTGACCGCAAAGGCGCTGATTTTCAATGATGGCTTTGCGGATGATGGCAAGCCCAAGTTCGCGGCGTTCGTTCATGGCTACACACCAGAGGAAACACTGCGAGCAAGGGCCGAGCGTGACGGTGCGCCCTATGACTTGTGGGTTAAGGCTGGGTTTTTGACTGCAACGCCGGGGAAAAAGACACGTTTGGACTTTGTTGCGCAGGATTTAATTGACGATTCCGACCGCTTTGAACTGGATTTTGTGGCATATGATAACTTTCTGATAGCTGATTTTGAGGCTGTCTTGGATGATATGGGCGCAAACTTGCCCATGCTGGACCATCCGCAGGGGTTTAATAAGCGCAAAAGGACAACGGCAGACGGCGAAGAAATCCAATTATGGATGCCCGGCAGCGTTGATGAGTTGGAGACGCTTATCATGGAAGGCCGTATTAGGGTGCATATTAACCCGGCCTTGCAAACTGCGGTGGCTTCTGCTACATTTGACACATCGCCAGCGGACTTGCGGCGTTTTACGAAACACAAGGCGACGGGGCGGATTGATATGGCGGTTGCGTTGGCGATGGCAGTAGGAGCCGCAACGGCACGCACAAGCGGTGCGGAAACGTCGCCTTGGGATGATGAAAGTTTCACGTTGGACGTTCTTTAATGGGCATATTCAGCCGCAAAGAAAAGCCGGAATCGCGCGAAATATCCGTGCCGCAATCCGCGCCAAACTTTCTTGAGATTTTCGGCGTAAAGACCGAGGCCAGCGTGTCTATGGAAGATGCGATGGGCGTCCCTGCTGTCTGGGCTGCAATCAATTTCATTTCAGGAACCATAGCCGGGTTGCCGCTGCATGTTTACGAACACAAGGGCAGCGGCGAAAAGGTTAAGGTAAAAGACACGGGCGCGAATCCTGTCGTTAGCGTTCTGCATGGCGCGGTAAATGACAGCCTGTCGTCATTCCAGTGGCGCTTTGATACGTTTGTTGCCGTGCTGTCAGAGGGCCGTGGGGTCAGCTATATCGAGCGCGACGATCTTGGCCGCGTTGCAAACATTTACCCGATCCCGAATGTCACGGTTAAGCGCGACGCAAACGGGCGCAAGATTTATTCGTCAGAGGGTGCTGGCCGGAAAGTTTATTACGATCAAAGCGACGTTCTTGACCTGACGTTTATGCTGAAAAGCGACATGATAACGCATCGCAGCCCGTTGCGGCAGTGCGCCGTTGCTATTGGCAAGGCAGTGAATGCGAATGAATACGGGTCCAAGTTGTTTAAGAACGGTGGGCTTCCTGCCTTTGCTTTGACTGGTCCGTTTGGTGGCGGTAAGGCCGCAATGCGGGCAAGTGCTGACATTGCGGAGGCGACAAAGCGGGCGGCAAAAGAGGGCGGCAACGTCTTGGCGATCCCGCTCGGTCACGAGTTAAAGCCGCTTTCTTCTGATCCAGAAAAAATGCAGCTTGTTCAGGCGCAAGAGTTTTCAGTAATTGAGATTGCGCGGATTTACAGCTTGCCGCCTACTTTCTTGCAGGACTTATCGCGGGCAACATTTAGCAATTCCGAGCAACAGGATTTGCACTTGGTAAAACACACCTTGAAGCGTTGGGTTGAGCAGTTCGAGGCTGAAATGAACCTAAAGATTTTTGGGCGCGGCTCTAAGCGTTTCGCAGAGTTCAACGTCGATGGTTTGTTGCGCGGTGATTATCAGACGCGGATGAACGGCAATAGCATTGCCATCCAGACAGGCCAGCTAACACCAAACGAGGCACGGGCCGCAGACAACCGCCCGGCGATGGACGGCGGCGACAGCCTATTTATTCAGGGCGCTACGGTGCCAATTACACAATCTGGCGAGGTGCCTACAGATGACGCGTGAAATTCGGGGCGGCATTCCCGCTGAAATAACTCAAGGCGACGACGGCATTCTTGTCGAGGGTTACGCCGCTGTCTTTGGGGAAGAGACAAACATTGGCGGCATGTTCCGCGAGGTTATTGAGCGCGGCGCATTCACTGATGCAATCGGGCGTGATGACGTTGTGTTTTTGATTAACCATGACGGGTTGCCGCTTGCGCGCACAAAGTCAGGCACATTGACGCTTTCACAGGACGATCACGGCCTAAAGATCAGTGCGCGTCTTGATAAAGACGATCCTGATGTGCGGGCTATTTCTGGCAAAATGAAGCGCGGCGACTTGGACAAGATGTCATTCGCGTTTTATCCAGAGGTGCAGGAGTGGGACGAAAGCGGCGACTTGCCGTTGCGTCGCATTAAGCGGGCCGCGCTTGATGATGTTTCTATCGTTACACGCCCTGCATATGACGGAACAGAGATTGCATTGCGTAGTTTAGCATCTTCGCGTAAAGTGTCAGAAAGCGCACAAGAATTTCGGCTTAGGCTAAAGCGTAAGTTGATACGATAACAGCGGTTCCCGTTGTTTGCCCCTTTAGGCCCTTGGGCAAGGTCATTTTAGGAACGCCGTGAGGCGTCCCGTCCCATAGATGGAGGCCAGTCATGGCTACACTTAGAGAACTGCGGGAACAGGCAGCACGCACGCTGACCGAGGCCCGTTCGATGCTTGATGGCATTAGCGACAAAGCGACGCCAGAGCAGCGCACCGAAGCAGAGCAATCTGTTGACCGCGCGCTTGACGAGATGTCGCAAATTGAAGCACGCACCGAGCGCATGGAAAAGCTGGAAGCCCATGAGAAGCGCATGGCGTCCGCAAATGAAGCTGACGAGCGTTCGCGCCGTGAAAACCGCCGTCCCGGAATGGACCCTGCGGAAGTCACAACTGGCGGTGATATTGATTACCGCACTGCGTTTCATCAGTACCTTCGCGCACAAGGTCAAAAGGGCGAAATGTCGGCAGAGGCGCGTTCGGTTCTTAACGCTGGTTACAAGAACGTTGAGACTCGCGCACAGACAACCGCAGACGCGGCTGGCGGGTACACAGTGCCAACCGAACTGCTAAACGTCCTGGTCCGCTCTATGGCCGCTTGGGGTCCGATGTACTCAGAGGATGTCGGCACAGTGCTGACAACTAACGGCGGCGGAGCGCTGACAATGCCGACGGTCAACGATACTGCGGTCACTGCCGTTGCATCGTCCGGCGAGGCTGTCACGCTTGTTGACGATGGTGGCAAAGATGTGACGTTTGCTGAAAAGACGCTTTCCGCGTTTGCGTTCAACACCGAATGGCTGCGTGTTTCGAAAGAGCTTGCAGATGACAGCATCTTTGCGATGGAGCAACTTCTTGGCGATCTGCTTGGCGAACGTCTGGGCCGTATTGCCAACTTGCAGCTTACCACAGGCACAGGTTCTTCTGCGCCGAATGGTATCGTGACAGCATCGACTGCGGGTAAAGTTGCAGCCGCAACCAACGCCATCACAGCCGATGAAATCATTGACCTGCTGCACTCTGTTGATCCGGCATATCGTGGCGCGCCTAAAGTTGGGTTTATGTTCAATGACGGCACTCTGCAGGCTATCCGCAAGCTGAAAGATGGCGACGGCAACTATCTCTGGCAGATGGGCAACGTGCAACAGGGCGTTCCCGGTTCGCTGCTTGGTTACAACTACCGCATCAACCAAGCTATGGCTGGTCTGGGCAGTGGTGTTAATAGCCGCGTGATGTTGTTTGGTGATACTGGCAAGTATTATGTCCGCAAGGTTGGCGCACCGCTGATCGGCGCGTTGCAGGACAAAGATTTCTGGCCTGGCTTTGGTGTTGCTGGTTATATCCGTTTCGACGGTGAACTTTCCGACACTGCCGCCGTTAAGCACATGGCGCTTGCCGCAGCTTAATCGGTTTACAGGGCGGCAGGGAAACTTGCCGCCTCATTAAGCCGAAAAGGGGAAAGACATGAAAATCAAGCTATTGATTGCGCGGGCAACCGCAACGGGTTCAGAAAATCGCGGTGACGTTATTGACGTATCCGACGCGCAGGCGGTTCGCATGATTGAGGCGGGCCAAGCGGAAGCCGTGCGATCCGTTGCGTCCGAAAAGGCCGTGAAAGCATCTAAGTTTGAAAAGGCCAGCAAGTGAACACAATCCGCCGCGTCACAGCACCATCCACAACGCCAGTTTCGCTAACTGAAGCGAAGCTGCATTTGCGCGTTGATGACACGGCAGAGGATACGCTGATCACGTCATTGATTGAAGCGGCGGTTTCCCACTTTGATGGTGAAGGCGACCTAGGCCGCGCCATGATCACGCAGGGATGGGCGCAATGGTTTAATCAGTCACCAGGTTATGTGCGCTTGCAGATGGGTACGTTTATTTCCATCACTTCGGTTGAGTATTACGACCGCGACAATGTGCTGCAAACGGCAGACATCGCTGACTTTGAAACTTGGCTTGATGGCGATTTTGTCACGATGAAGCCAAAGTTGGACAAAGCATGGCCCGGCGCATATGCGCGCCCTGACGCGATCAAAGTGACGTATCAGGCGGGCTATGGCGGTGCGCCTGCTGACGTTCCGCAGTCTATCCGTCACGCGATCCTGATGACGGTTGCGCACTGGTACGAGCATCGCATGGCAGTTGATGACGCGCGTATGGCCGAGGTGCCATTGGCGGTTAACGCGCTGATCGGCAATGAACGGGTAAGCTGGTATGGCTAAGCCTGGCAAGCTAGATCAGCGCATTACATTGGAGCAGTTGTCGCTTGTATCTGATGGCGGTGGCGGCTCTACAAAGACGTGGGCTGGCTTATCGGTTGCGCCTATCGTATGGGCGCATGTAAAGGCCAGCGGTGGGCGCGAGACGTTTGATGACGACCGCACAAACGCAACGGCCACAACGACATTCACGATCCGCAACCGTGATGACGTGCAGGAAAACGACCGCATTGTGTGGCGTAGTGAGTTTTACAATATTCGGCACGTTATGCGGCAGGGAACGCGCGACATGTATTTGCGCATTGTTGCAGAACGTGGCGCACCTATCCAAGCGGGTGTTGAGACGCTTAATCAATTTAGCAGCGCATTTTCGGAGGCTTTTGCATAATGGCTGATACGGTTAGAACAATCGACGAAATTCTGGCGCTTCTTGCCGACAACACGACAGGGGCGATTAGTGCGCAGGACTTGCGTGACGCTGTTGTGTCATTGGATGACATGGGCGGCTTAGTGCTGATCGGCACCAAGGCCGATTTGCCGGACGCTGTAGGTGGCGTGATCACGCTTGCCGCTGGTCAGACGTATTTCATCACAGGCAACATTGACCTGACTGGCGACCGCTTGGCAACGGCGGGTGTTGTGACGATCCTGGGCACATCATCCGAGACGGCTTCCATCACCAGCACA